TTTTTAGAGCAACAAAGATAGTTAGGGTGAGTTGTTTCAAACTCTGTATTACATATAATACATTCCCTTTTATATATCATCTTCCTTGCTTATAAAACTCACAGGTTGTTACTGGACACCACCCACAAAGCGGAGTTGGGTTTGGCATCCAGGTATCGTTTTGATATGACATTGATAATCTTTGTAATGGAGTTTTAAATTTTTCCCATGAATTATCGATATCATCTCGTTCATATTTTTCTTGTACAAAAGTATCATGCATTAAAAATAGAAGCCCAGCTTTAATGTGTTTAACTTTAGGGAAGTGTGCAAATGTCATGAGTGCCATGAGTCTTAACTGTTTTGGATCAGGGTATTTATTACTACCTGTCTTATAATCAATAATAAAAGCATGCTCACCATCAACAATAAGTAGGTCAACAATTCCTCGAACCCAACGGTTAGGATCATCAAAGTCACATGCTTCTTTTTCTTTGTTCAATCCCATTTCATACTCACAGTATTTATCACCGGGTATATCAATTAATTTATCAACCATCTTTTTAAATCTAAGATAATTTTTTGCTAACTCTACACCGTCTCTTACATAATGTTCTAATGCTGTGTGAACTTCTTTACCGTAGATAGTTTGCGGAGTATCTTGAAACTTATAGTTCTTCAATACTTTTATCTCGTGATATTTACGAGGGCATTGTTGATACTCTTTTAAACTAGAGAACGACCAAGTAAAATCTGTCATTATTTTATAATCTCCACTTCAGCTTGTGTCTCTAACCACACATGCGCCCCACAAGATAGTGGCTTATCAGGGCTGTATACTACTTTTGATTCTCCGTGTATCTTTACTTCTTTTGCATATGTGTTTGTTTTATAAGTTTTAACTGTAAGCACAGGCTGTTCTTCATTATTTTTTCGATTAGACTTTATAACATGCTGATTAACATGAATAATTGTTTTCATCGTCCCTGCCCTCGATATCTTTTGAAGCACGACTTTTTATTTTTATTCATCGTGCTTGTCTTTGGTCTACGTCCACCTTGCGATGTTCGTTTGTGTAAAGACTCATGTGATTTTTCACTCTTGACTATCTTTGCCATCAGCTAAATCCTTTTTAAGTTCTTCAACAGTTTCGTACACTTTATCAGGGTCAGTTGGGTGTCTATAAACTTTAGTTATTTCTTTCCAATAACCATTTGCATCTTTATCTTGAAGTGTAAAAGTATATTGAGTTAAATCTTCATTTGGTACTATTAGCGCTCTTATCATCTTGCTTCTCCTTTTTATTAAAAATTCTGTCATAGCCTTCGTCAAACTTTTTCTTATTAGTAGGTCTTTGAAGACTGCCTTTACCACCATCACTCTGTTTCATAAGCTTGTATCCTTTCGCCTAACCATTTCATAACTGGAACAGCCATGCTATTTCCTAATGCTTTAAATCTTGGACTGTCAGGGCAGTTCTCTTTTATGTTTGTATAATTGTCCGGGAATCCTTGTAACCTTTCGCATTCAATCGGAGTCAACCTTCTTACAAAATCTTCATGAACCAACGGTGTATTATTCCCTCCTGTTCCCCATCGTGCAGTAACTGTGGGGCTTACGTCCACTTCTTTTATACGACTATCTGTGCCATGGTTTTCATAAACCTTTGTTTTTGCTATAAAAGTTTGGGCGTGATGTGATTGTACACTAGGTCTTTGTGCTTGCAAAGCTGTAGAAACTTCTAACTCTGTAGCACTGAAGTTGTTTGCTTTAGCATCTTCACGAACACTGTAGGCTTTAGTTATGAAGTTGTCTGCTGTTGCATCTTGACGGTTTCCAAGGCTTGCCGTAATACTTCGGGCAAGACTCTCCCCCGTTTTTCTGCTCTCCTTAATATCCCCTCGCAAGCTTTCGGACTCAAATAATATTTTTGCAGATGGTCTCCAGTCTCCAAGATGTCCAACAACGAAGACCCTTCTACGTCTTTGGGGGACTCCGAAGTTTTTAGCGTCAAGCACCCGATAGCTGAACCCATACCCGAGTTCAACCAACGCTCCGAGGAAGGAACCAAAGTCTTGTCCTTTGTTACTACTGAGGACACCTGGCACGTTTTCCCATATGAACCACTTGGGTCTAAATCTGTCAAGAATTCCACAAAAGGTGAGGGCAAGGTTTCCCCTTGGATCTTCAAGTCCTTTTCTGAGTCCTGCGACTGAGAAAGATTGGCAAGGTGTTCCTCCGACCACAAGTTCAACTGCTTCATTTATTTTCCACTCCTTATAGTTAGTCATGTCCCCATAATTTTTTACATCAGGGTAATGATAGTTTAATACATCACTTGGAAAAGTTTCTATTTCGCTGAACCCTAACGGCTTCCAACCTAAATCTTTCCAAGCTACTGTGGCACATTCAATGCCACTACATACTGATAAATAATTCAATCGCTTCTCCCTTTACTCATATATATTTTTTGTGGCACTCTTTTAATATGAGAGTTATGTGTTACAGATATTTTCATTCTTCTTTCATGAAACCCGTACTGATCATCATAGTATGACCCATCTCGTAACATAAATTTTGATCTCCAATCTTGAGTTTCATTCTTATAACTCATATATAAGACTCCGACATTCAATCTTCCCGCTAGCCTGTCAAACGCCTGCATGTTAGTAAGATATTGTGCTGTTCCTTCATAATAAGATGGGGTTGCTTTTTTATCTTCAACCACAGGTCCAAGAAATATTGGGTAATCTACATCCGGTCTGTTTTGATAAGCGACCATCTGTTCAAAATATTTAGCTAAGTCTTTCCAACTAGTATAAGAATGCAATCCCTTTTTACATTCAATCCCAAAGAATACATGTCCTTCTTTGTAAGGTGCTTTAACTAAATAGTCTAGTCTTGCCCACCCACTTTTAAGTTCATATTCTTCCTCATATCTCCAGCCATCTTTCTTTTTTGAGTTAAGATACTTTCTAACTATGTTGCTAGCAAATGCTTCATCTTTTATAAAGTGTTCAGGTACCATTAACAATCCCCATAATTTTCTGCATACTCGCCTTCGCAAGTTATAGGTAAATCTTCACCCCACTTAGGTGGTTTAGACATCTCGTTCATAATAAATTTTAATGCTTCATCCTTTCCTTCTTCAGGTGCAGTACATACAATAGCATCATGAACAGTTAACACAGGTTTGTATTTACCCGCTATTTTTATCATCTGTTCGCCTATGATAATTCTAGCTAATGCTTGAACCACATTCTCTACTACTGATCCACCCCAAATATTTACAACGCCACGCCTAGAAGAATATATGTATGACTCTCTATCTGATTCTGAGTCTCTTCTTAGCTCAGGATAGTAAATATACAAACCATTAGGTAATTTTAACCCATCTTTAGTTACTAATACACACTTATGTTTGTCAAGATAATAAGGTTGTTTGTCTTTCCAGTGTGCCATATTGCGTAAAGCTAAATCACATCTTTCCCACAGCTGAATAACTTTATTGTTTACATCTCTATAAACTCTGACTAATCTTTTACATTCTTCGTCTGAAAGGTCAGCACCGGGTGGGGAGGTTTTCAAAGTATGTTGTAGCTTTGACCACCCAGTACCGTAACCTAAACCTAGAGTACAGGTTTTACCAACAAATCGTTCTGTCTTGTTTCGTTTATCTATCTTTCTGTTGTAGACTTTACTTGCAAACTCAGAGTAAACATCCTGTCCGTTTCTATATAATTTAACGATGTTCTCTTGTCCTGCTAACCATACAAGTATCCTAGCCTCAATTTGTGAGGAGTCGCAGTTTATGATGATATGTCCTTTTGGTGGTAATACGGCGTTCTTCAAGGCTTTCTTCTTTGCGTCACGACTTGGTAAGTTTTGGAAGTTAACCTTATCTGAACCTGACCATCTTCCTGTATGAGCCCCGTAGTATTTCAATGGGATAGGTAGTCTACCCTTGTTACGCACAGCAATATCTAAGAATCTCTCTATCCTTGACTCTTCTATTGTAGACTTTGTACCAAGTCTCACTGCACACAGTTCTTGTATAAAAGGATTCTCGTGTTCTTGTAGTTCTATAAACCCAACGTCATTCTTTGCTAAAGCATATGTTTCTTTATTAGTAGTCGGGCTAATCTTTGTAGGTACTTCAACCCCAAGTTCTTCCAACAACTCAGCAAACTGTTTGTTGCTAGCCAACTTCTTGCGTACACATTCTTCGTCTTCACATTCTAATCTGTTCATCAGACCAGCTAATAAATTTTGTTTTTCTTCTTGTACTTCTTCTAATCTATTAATTAGTATTGCATCATCTAGTCTAAGCGTAGGCTCGGTATACATTCTTAATGTAATGTCTATAAGTTTTAGTTCATCAATAGGAAATGTCTTAGATAATATTTTAAATAAGTCATAGGTTAGTTTGACATCGTTTTTACAGTATTGACCATACTGATGTAGTTCATGGTCTGCAAAGTCTTCTAGTCGTTTACCTTTAGCGTCCAGAACTTCAGTACCTTTCTGTCCTATGTTATATCGTTCAGCGAGGGCTTTCAAGCTACCGCCAGCATTAACACCATGTATTGCACGAGCCATTGATAAGGTATCGAGGTAAGCGAAGGGAACAATGTTAAATATCCATGATAGTATTGCACCATCAAACATTGTGTTATGGCAGAGTAACATTGAGTTACTCCAGTCTATCTTATCCAGTTCTAGTTTGAGTTCGTCATGCGATCCAGTGAACCATTTTGTTTGTCCTTCGTCTATCTTAAGTGCATACCCGATGACTTGGAATCTATCATCTTTTATATACTCTTCTGTTGTTAATCTAGATAAACTAAACCCTGTATCATAGAATGTCT